TACCTAATATGGATAGACATACTCTCTGCAATATGGTGGTCGTAACGAGCCAGTTCTTCTTCAACGATTTTTTTATATTCATCTTTTATTCTTTTTCTAAATGTCCAATGCTTACCTGCGTAGAGTGCGTTAAGACTTATTGTCTTCGGTAGCGTGAGGGAGAGGTTTAAATCTTTCTTCATACTCTAATTCTTTTTCTAAATGGTGGATAGCTTTTCTAATGTCTTGCGACTTTGGGTTACCCTCTTTCTTACCTGCACGAAGTAGGTAGGCGATAGCTACACCCATATTGTAAGAGTCTCTTGCAAAATCCATACATACATCAAAAGCCTCAATTCCCTTGTACTTACCTAAATAGTAACTTGGTGTCAATCTCTGGCTTGTGGTATTTGGAGAGTGATTCTCCATTGAATCTTTTGTAGAGTCTTCTGTCATCGGGAAATCCGAAGTGTAAGTAGAAGTGGTCTTGTATTGTGAGTTCATTGATTTCATATTTTTCTGGGTATTCAGTTTGCTTAATCTTGACTATTGTCTTCATTATTCTCTTTGAACGCTTTAAATAAATCCATTGCCATTGTTCCCGATATGCCTTTGGTGGCATAGTCTCTAATAATAAACTCCTTGAGGAGTCTAACTTCATTTGCGAGTGCCTCTACACGAGCCTCACATAAGTCCAAGTATTGGTCTTTAATATCCATAATTGTGTTTTTGATTTGATACGAATGTAATGAAAAAAAGTAAACCCCTCCGAAGAGGGGCTTGTTTAACTACTTGTTTCAAAGCACTTGCTCAATTTTCACTTGGTATGAGAAGGAATCATTCAGTAGCCAAAAAACCTCTTGCATTGCTTCTTTCTTTGTGTCTCCATAAATGTTAATAGAAGCCATATGCTCTCCAATCTCGCAACTCACCCAAAAATTAATAGCCTCATCCGAAAGATTTACTATAAACATAGGCATTTCACCCCAAACTTCATCGGGGTAATGGTATTCAATACCGCTTACTAAAGGATGATTCATAGCCGCCTTTAGGCTTTTAACTTTTTTGTGAGATTTAAAATGCTCACCTTCTTTGTACTGACCATCATAAATTGATTTCATTGTAATAAGTGTTTTGGTTAACAATAGTGTAAATGTAAACAAAATAATTAACATACAACACAAGAATAGAAAAAAAATGAGATTGAGTATATAATACTATATATAGAGATATCTATATATATAAGATAAGAGACCTAAAGGTCTCTATATATATACTATATATTATATATACTATATCTATATATACTATATATATATATACTATATATATAAAAAAAGAAAGGTGGGATAACCCACCAAACCTAAACACCAAAAGTTATCAACGACTACTTAACATTATTTCTCTTATCAATAGAGCGTACTGCGAAGTAACCTCCTACAACTGTTACACTTAACATATTCCACAAACTTATCCAAGCAGGGTCTACCTGTAGGTAGCCCAACCCATCAAAGAAGGTGGTAATTACCAGAAAGCTAATTACTACAATTAAGGTTAGTGGTCTTACATTCTTGCTTAACCAACTATCGCTCTTCATATCAGCTCTCCAACGAGAACTTATCTCGGACTCAATAGAAGCCTTTATAGCGGCTTTCTCCTCTGGAGTGGATACATACCTATCTACGACATTAGAAACGGCTTCTATCGTCTCCTTTGCGCCTTTGCCGAGTAGTTTTGTTATTAGTGGGTTCATTACAATTCTTTTTACAAGTACATTCCTTTGGTTCAGTTACACACCACTTAACTGCCACAAGCCTCACAATCTGGGTTATCAATAGAACAAGCCTTGTCGTTAGCAGTATCGTTTGTTAGGTCGTTTACAAAGTCCTCAAAGTCGTTTGAGAATCCGAAGTCCGTGTCGTTCATCGTATGTTTTTAAGTCTTTCGTTTTCTTTAGTCAAGAAGTGTACCTCCGTTCGCAGGGCGTGTACCTCTGCCGTCAAAGCTAATACCTTCTCATTGCTTTCAGTAAGCAAATCCTCTAATCGTTGTACACGACTTTTAAGGTCATCACGATAAGCAAAGTCCTCTTCTCTATTAATCTCCTTCTCTTGTTGCTTTGCTTTAAGTCTTGCCTCCCAAAACTTCCAAGCTGCTCCAGAGGTTAGTGCGGCTACCACCGCTATGATTATGCCTTGTTGTTCCATTGTCTATGCCAGTATTCTGCGTGTACTCTTTTAACACTACTCAACGAGGATAGCCATAAGACTACCCAACCCCAATGAGAAGCGGAGTTATTAAGATAACCTTCAAGAGCGTAAAATGTTACGGTTGTACTAAAGACTGTAAATGAGAGTAATGAGGCAGTCTTCCTCATATTTATGTTTTTATGAGCAACTGCAAAGAGCTGATAACCTCCTACCAACAAACCATAGATTTGATACGCAGGTATCCAACCTAACTCTATAATGGTTGCAGGAAGCAATAGGATGAAGTTTAACGCACCTAACATTATTTCCGTAGGCTGACTATCGGCATAGAGGAATATCTCCTTGAGATTGCCTAAACAACGCTTTATCATTACATCAAGTGTTCAAATTTTTCCGATACTTGGAAACTCGGACACGCTTTTGCAGCAAACTCATTATGTCCGTGAAGGGTAGCCTCTGGGTACTCTGCTATCAATCCTTTGAGTAGATTCTCCATTGACTCTAACTGCTTTCCGTGTAGCGTATCCTTCGGAGTCTTTCCGTCAGTCTCTACACCACCAATATAGCATACACCAATGCTATTACTATTCAGCCCTTTTGTATGCGCTCCGCTACGCTCTATTGGTCTACCAATACCGATAGTACCATCCAACTCAATCACATAGTGATAACCGATGTCTGACCACCCACGCTTCAAGTGCCAGTCTCTGATTGTGTCTGTTTTAATATGCTGCCCCTCACGAGTGGCTGCACAATGCACTATAATCTTCTCTATGTTTCTCATTCTTCATCTGTCAAATAAACGCTTCCTACACCTTGCGCTCTTACAGAACCATCACAACAGTCTATAGAGTAGGTTGAGGTTTCCCAACAAAGACAACCTCGCCTCCCCCCTTTAGGGGAAGTACGAGATGGTATGTAGTTCTTATCGTTCATTATATCAAGTCTTCACTTGGTTCGGGAAAGTATTCAGGATGTAATGTTTTACAAGCCTCTGTCCACTCACGAATAGCAGAAGATGAACCGAAAGTATGAATACCCATAGGCGCACACCATACCATAGCAGAGTCCCAAGCCTCAACAGGCTCACCATCCCATAGAACATCAATGTGGTAGGTAGAAGATAGTACAGGTGCAGTGAGTTCGTTTCCTTCCTCATCGTATGTACCTTCGGTTTCTACCAAGTGTCCAAGATGTACGATAGCGTGGCTATGTGTTGGGTTACCTTCCTCATCTACGCCTAAAGCGTTAATCTTTGTAGTGGCTGCTCCTTTAGAGCCAAAAGAGTATTTTCTAAATGTTTTCATTATAGTGTTGTTAAGTCAATCAATTCTTGGTCAGTTAATGCAGTTGGGAATACCATAAATTGTTTTAATGCTTGTTTTCTTCCTGCTGCTCCGTTAGTCCCTCCTAATGCAATAGTATCAAATCCATTGACCAATACTGCTCCGCTATATGAGGTTCTTAATTGTCCATTACCATAGATTTTGGCATTACCATCAGCAGGGATTACAAGTGCTGCTTTTATTGTTCCGCTTGAAGGCACACCGCTTGACCAACTAAAGTCCCAAGAGGTATTTGAGTTACCTCTAATGTATCCTCTAATTGATGTGTTGCTTTCGTAAGACAAGAATATCCAATTGTTTGAAGCAGTTAAAGAAGTAAGCACACTATACCTTTGAGAGCCATCAAGCAATTCAGCATCTACCTCAAAGTAGATTGTCATACTATCAACTGAATTAAGAGATGTCATACCATTTTCAATATAGGTAGTATCAACATTCCTTGTCACACTACTCCCATAGGTAGGGATGTAGGATGTTTTGTGTCCTGCCTCAAGTTGCGCTCCGTAGATGCTAATTGTTCCCGTTTGACCTCCATCTCTTAAAACATAAGGACGAGCCGAAGTCGTAGTTGCTGAAGTAGTAAATTGAACAGAAATTCTTTTCCATTCGGTATCACTTAATTGACTATAATAAGATGTTGAAGGAATAATGTCAGCACCATTTGTGTCATCATAAACACTATAACTGACATTTGTTGCAGTTCCTCGTTTTGCATACCAACTAAAAGTATAAGTAGTTGAAGGACTAACTGATATTATATCAAAAAGAAAATGAGAACCATTGCTAATAGTTACTTCCGTTCCGTTTAAATTTCCATCTGGTGATGTAACTTCATTTGATGCAATAGTTAAACCCGTTTTAACCCAATCACTCGCACCAAAGTATTCGCTATGAGGTACAAGGTTAGTCCGTTGTGGCTCTAACAAGAGTGCAGGACACGAACTATCCGTATAGTCCAATCTTGGAGTATTGTCTGTAATACCTCCGTATACGGCAGCAGTAGTTGTGGTGATAACATCTCTTGCAACCATTCCCTGCTCAATTTGGGCATCTTGGATTAGGATGTTACCGCTTGTACCGCTTAAATCATTAGCAGCAACGAGAGGATAGATACGAAGAGTAGAGGACGATATATTGCTTACCATACTCAAACGATACCATCCACCACCTACTGAGGTGGAGGTTGCATATATATTGCCCGAAGTATAAGCAGTACTACCATCCGTTAAATTAAAGTCTACTATTGAATTTGGAGAGCCGTCAATACGAAAACGAATAAAATCTATCGTTCCTGCTTTAGCATATACAGATGTACAATTCAAACCGCTAATAGAAATACTCTGTACAATTTGACCATAAGCAGCCGTTAGCTCTATTTTCCAAGCATCGCTCGTTCCGTCATAACCCAATTGTCCTGAGGTAATAATAGGATTATTTGATTGTGTCCAAGTAGTATCAAAAGTATTGCTCTGCAAGAGCAGGTTACTTGTCTCCTTCTCTATATTACCATCTGCATTAACTCTCGTAGCAGCACTTGAACGAGTGAAAGTAAAATCACCATCACCACTAACAGGCTTCTGCGAGTAGACCTTTCCTGTTTTAGTTCCGCTTGGTATAAGTACCAAACTTGATTTGTCGTATATACTCATCTTATAAAGTTGTTAAGGCGATACACTCGCTATCAGTTAATGCCGTTGGGAATACGACTAATTGCTTTATCCTGCCTAAATACTTATCGCCTCCATCTCCTCTATCGCTTTTAATAGTATCAAAGGTATTTGCTGCATTTACCGAACCACTTGTATCGGCAGCTTCTAATACACCATTAACAAACATCTTGAAAGAGTCAGCCTCGTACTTAAATGCAATTTTAAGATTATTTGTAATATCGTTTTCGGAGTTAGAAGCCAAACACGCATTTGAACTGCCTACACGATATTGAACTTGAATTTGGTCAGTTGCATTACCATAACGAATTTGAGCGTTATTAGTAAATGTATCATCGCTCAAAGAGACACCGCTATAACCTTGATTTCTGTCAAGTGCTTGAGTTTCTAAAAGCATTACTCCTCCTTGCGTATCTATAAGGTCGCTAATGCCAGTCACTTTAAATGTATCCACCGACCTCGTTACACTTGAACCATATGTTGGTATATATGAGGTAGGGTAAGAGCCTTGTTCAAGTTGATAACCCCAATAGTGAGCAGTAACTGATGGAGATGAAGATGCCGCCAAAAACCATATTTGAATGTTGTTACATCCTACGGGAGTAGTAAATGTACGCTCTACTCGTTTCCATTCGCCTACTACTAATTGACTGCTATAATCATAATACTCAATGTTTGCTCCATTAGTATTGTCATAGAATCGGGTTTGCAGACCGCTTCCGCTTGTCAACTTACAATAGAAAGTTGCAGTATATGTTGTACTTGCAGATACAGGAATGCTTGTTAATTTTACATCACATCCTGCACTTGAGGTTACAATCTTTGCTGCGTTTTGAACCCCCTCTGGACTGATAGTATCATTTGGAGTTGCCGTAGCAAAGGTCAAATACCAATTAGAAACATCCTCACTATTAGGACATATGTTAGTCCGTTGAGGCTCAAGTAAAAGAGAAGGACACGAACCCGAATAGTCAAGGCGAGGCATATCCTCCAAGATACCTGACTGCGCTGCGCTTGTCCCTGTTTCAATTACGCTCGTACTTACGAGACCGCTTTCCAATTGTGAGTCTTGGATGTAGATGTTTCCTGCATCAGCTTCTCCAAAGTCTGGATATACTTGTATTCTTGTTAAAGAACCATTATATGTTAAGTGGTATCTTCTCCATCCGCTTCCTAAATCATCGCTTGAGCCGTAATCTACCAGATTAGAACTTGGGTCTAAAAAATTATATACACTTCCATCATCTAAATTGAAAATAACCCTTGTTCCATCATCATTTAAACGCAATGTCAAACTCCCAAGTGTGCCTTCTTTTGCATAAATACTAAATGTCCAAACACCCGAAGTAGTTACATCTTGATATAACTTTTGGTATGTAAAAGCACCTTTGCTTATTAACCAAGCATCATTGCTTCCATCATATCCCGACTGACCGCTTATATGTGTTACGCTTGAGTCATTTAACCAAGTAGTATCAAACTGATTTGATTGCAGCAAGAGATTCTCTCTACCCTTCTCAATTAATCCATTAACTACCCTCGTAGCAGCAAGATTTGAACCCCTACTAAAAGTAAAATCTCCACTTACAAGCACCTCTTTAACTGATACATTGTCTATTGAGCCAACAAAGTTTGCATCTGCATTGAATTGTGCAGTAGGGAAGGTTGTAACTCCTGCTACTAAATCTTGAGTATATGTGCCATTAGCAGAATGATAAACACCATAACCTGAATTCCCTAACTTTATTCTTATACTCCCACTTGCATAGCTTGATATAGTATATACTACTCTATATTTTTTTCCATTAACCAAACCATTTCCTGCCGTGTTGTTTAGGTTTGTTGTGCCTGTTTGTGTACCATCACAATTCGCAGTACCTCCACTAATAGTCCAACCTGTGCCTTTAGTCCATCCACTATCAGTATCAAAACTACCGTTAATAATTCTCTCACTTCCATATTCAGGAATAGGTCTAATACTATACAACTTACCATCCTTATAGGCGGTAGGAATCATTACTAAACTTGCATCTTTATATAAACTCATCGTAGTAAACTTATTTCTTTAATAGTACAGATTCTTGCTTGTGTAGCACCACTATCTGCTACCACTCTCGTATTGTAAGCATTAAACAACGCCTCTGCTGAATCCTTCTCACCCATTGTACGGATAGCCTCACTCGCACAACCGAAGCCCTCCATAATAGCTCCGTCTGTCAAGGCTCTCGTCTTGAGTTGGTCTACCGCATAGATGTAGTAGCTAATCTCATTGAAGTTGATAGTGTTCTGCGAACCCCACCAAGTGCTTCCATATATTGCTCCGTAGCCGTTACCCATTGTTCTCTAATTTTTTAATCAGCTTTTGCAGCTTCTTTAAGTTAACCTCCTTGACCTTGTAGCGTTTATAGTTGCCATCCGTTGAAGACCGCATCTTTGTCTGGGTGTATGTCATCGTTATTGTTGGTATAGTATTCTGGGTATGTAGACTGATTGAAAGACATAAAGTCAATGAACCTACGAGTGTAGTGTTCAGCAATATCTCTATGCTTGTTCGTTAAGAAGTCTACCTCGTCTTTCTCCATAGCTATACTGTTCTCTGCCGTGTGCTTGTAAGCACCACCATTGCCAATAGTATAAGCTGCGTGAGGTAGGTATTCTACCATAGCCCAATGAATCAACATAGGCTGGATGTAATCGTCTAATAGCGTTGCATAAGCAGCAGGTAGTGTATCTGCAATGATATCATTACGCAACTTGTCGTACAACTTTGTACCGAGATAGTTTTGGATGTGAATCTCTTGAGCAATCTCTATGAACTGCAAGAACTTATCGCTATCTACATTTCCAGAGATTACGCTATTGCGTACTAAATCGTCTCTCTTTATAAATAATACCTTTGCCATTATTTTCCGTAATTAGGGTGATGCCCTTGTCTCGGCATATCAATAGGAGCTTGAGCCACTTCTTTAGGGTTCTTTGGCATCTTAAATCCTTCTCTTACCGCTTGGTTTACATTCACAAACTTTGTCCCTTGTAGGGCGTTGCCACCCCATTCAGTTCCGTCTTTCTTTAACTTCTTCTTGTAGATTCTACGCTCCCATCTATGG